CGCCCAGAGCAGACACTCTCATGTCTTGAGTACCAACGATCGTGTTACCGACCTTGATGGTGTCTCCGATGGTGATGTTTGCTAGGATTGCACGGGCTGCTGTGTTGGCGTCAGCAATTGCTCCACCGCCAGTGAAGCCGATTGAGACAACGGCAGTGTTCGAACCAACCGAGATTGCAACGTTAGATGTGGTAGCGATGTTAGCAGTAGCAACAAGAGCGAGGTTTGATTGGAATGCAGCAGCTGAGTCGCAGACAGAAACCTTCAGGGAGTTACCCATGTCGCCAGGATACTTGGCGATGAAGGAGATCTGTGAATCGAAGGTGCCGTCTTTGGTCAGATAGTTGTCAGCATTCAGAACCACTGCAGCTACAGCGTTGGTTACTGCAGCGATGTTGGCCGTTGCAACAGCGTTATAGGCGCTCGTGGTCGTGCTATTTGAGGTGGTGTTGGCTCCACGAACAACCAGAAGATTGTCGGCGTATGCTAGAAAGTCGGCCGCGGTGAACCAAGTTTCGGCGTTGTAATTGGTCGGAGGACCAAACTTAGCGACAAGATCATCCTCGGAAGAAACGGTTACTGCTTGATAGACTGGACCCCAGCGAAATACACCGGCAATTGCACCGGCGGTTTCCGATACGGCCGGAATGGAACCGGTTTGATCGATCTCCGAGACGTTAATGGAGGGAGACACAGAGAATGCCATAGACAATTTCCTTTCATCACGCGATGATGGCTTACTTTGGGATATTTATAAAGCCAGGTATCTTAGTCGAAGACCCACTCGGGGGCTGCAGGAGCCATGATCTCCTCAATCGACTCGCCTCTGTCAACGAAACCAAAGGGTAGCATATCATCCATGATGTCTTCCTCAGACTTGTCACGAAGCTTCATGAGCGTGTTGATGTCGGTCATCTCCTTGAAGTACTGTTGATCAGATAACCAACCAAACAGAACGAGACCCATGACTAGGTCATCGTGTTTACCAGCTTCGGCTTCATATGATTGTCCCTTCTTTGAGAATGTTTTCAACTCATCGATGGTGTTCTTATCGTTGATGATAAGTTGTTGTTGCTCGATTAGAAGTTTAAGCAACGAACAACCGATGGATTTTACCGTCTTAGTAGTTCTGATACCTTTATCGACCATTCCACCGAATCCACCAGAGATACGCTTGCCTGCGCGGCCAGCGGATTCGGTGAATAGAATGTTCTCATACTCATACTCATCGTAAACCGTGTGCGAAACTTGCTCACCGATATCGTTTATTTCAACTAGAAGCATCGCGTTGTTGTACATCTTCGAGATGCGCCACAATACTTCCGCATAGTCCGCTGGCGTCGTCAGGTTACTTCTATACACTGCAACCTGTTGATACGGCATCTGTGTAACATCGATGATTGACGCAGCCGAATAATCGAGTCCCTTACCACGTGACACATCAGCGATACATGCATACTTATGATTCTCTTCAGGGATGAAGTATTGCGTGAAGTTTTCGTGAGTGACGAGATATGGTCTCTCTACTAGATTCTTAAGTGCAGATCCGTTTATTAAAGTGCCAGAACTGCCCAAGAAAGCACAATTCTGCTCCTGCTCAAACTTCTCTAGATCGCCACCAGAGTCAGCGATCATCATCTGCTTCCATTTTTCGTCACGCCCAGGAACTTTGTCCCAGGTGACTAGAATCCAGCTATAGTTGTTTCGTTTGTTTATCGCGTCTTCCCATAGCTTATGGAAGTGATTCAATCCAAATGGCGTAGATACGAGAATGATCTTTGTAGTTTTACCAGATGAGATAGTCGGGAACACTGACGTGAAGAAGTCTTCCCAGTTCTCGATGTGAGCCGCTTCATCGATGAACAGTAGATTGATAGAGTAACCACGAATGGCTGATGTTGATGTTGAACCGGCAAGAACGCGTGAATTATTCTCTAGAAGCATGGAACCTTTGTTCCATTCCTTCACACCTTGCTGCAACCAGAGCGGAAGATGCTCATAAGCAAGCTGCACGCGTCCGAGAATCTCTCGCGCCGTATCACCCTTGTTAGCGAGCATGGCGACTGTTTTATCTTTGTTGAAGATGATGTACCAAACTATGAAGGCACTCGTGACAGTAGACTTACCAACCTGACGAGCAGTTGTAATGATCGTGCGCCGTTTGATAGCCATAGAACGCAGCATCTTCTTCTGATATCGATACATCTTGAATGGGACTAGACCTTCATCGACGTTGATGATCTTGATGTATTTTTCTACGAAATACAGAACATCATTTTTGCATCGTGCGTATTCACGCATTAATTCAGGTGTCCATTCTACCTCTACACCAACCTTCTTTAGGTTAGGATTACCGAGATAAAATAACGGTTCTCTGATATATTGTTCGTCTTCGTCTATTTTTGGCTTTTGACTCACAGATCTTCTTCCACATGAATGTCATTACCAACTTTAATATCGTGATCCTCAAGAAGTTTTTGAAGATCGGCCGTAGTCCCAACATATACAGTATTATTCACCGTCTTTGGTCCGTCACCCGCTGTGGACGTTTTGCCCTTCAAGCGATGGATCTTCTCGCGTTCAGTAGCTGCATACAGTTTAGCTTGCGCCGTGTCAGTCATCGTCTTTATCATGGTTGACAAGACTTCGAATGCCCTGGGATGCTGAGCCTGTGACGCTATCTTCTGAAACTCTTCCAGAGACTCCATCCCGAGCGCGAAGATGTCCTCGATGTTGCGTCGTGCTTCCTCGAAGTCTTCATCTACGTGGTCGTGATGATCAGATGCTTGAACTTCTATGACTTGCGTGACCGGAAGATTCTCTTCTGGTTCGACTACTTCAGTTGATAGTTCGAGGATCTCTGCGATTGGATCATCAGTCATGTGTACCTATTTCGTATAATCTGTGACTGTGACAACGTATCCCCAGTCATCTGTAGCCTGAATGAGCTCAGGATCAATAGAGTCTGCAGCGATTGTGGTTGGCGAACCATTAGCGGTCAGACCCGGTTGAATCTCGACCTTCTGTACAGGTTCGATATTAGCGTCAGTCGGAAGACCGGAGTAGAGGGTCTGCTTGGTGAAGCGTATGAGTTTTGCTGTCGTCACCGGCCCATAGAATTTGGCTTTGATCGTGAAGTTCAGGATCCACATGATAACCCGCTTCTCTTTCAGGTCACCCTGAAATGAGTCTTCGGTAGTGACGCTGTCCAGAACGATCGGAACGTCAAAAGGTTCCAGACCATTGATCATCTCAACCGCAACGGTGAAGTCTGGCTCAAAGAACGGCAAGATCTGCTCGAGAATCTTTAGGCCGTCTTCAGCCGCTTTGGTGTAGATCTGAAGCTGATAACCGATGTTGTATGGGACAGGATTATAGACTGCAGTCTCTGCGGTTGGTTTGAACTTCCTGAGGCTGGATGTTTTCCTGGAAGCATCATACGTCAGTGACGTGATGTCGTACGCCATGGTCGGGAGGGTGATTGCCGACTCACGATCGATATCCGGGTCACCCAGTGCACGTGCCAGCATCTTCTCTTTCGGAGCGTACGTCAAAGGAATCTTTATCCTCTGAGTCTTCTTACCATCTTCAGATATTCGATCAATGAAGATGTCGTTGAAGAGTGTTCCGAACACGGCCGAATACTTCTTCATGCTGGAATTATAGTATGGGTGATTTCCAAGCATTATTCGATCTCTCCAAACGGGTCGTGTTCAGAAAAATCTAGCACACTATTTGCTACCAACTCGATCTCGTCTGAGTCATCGATCGCCAGCCAATCTTCGTGATGAACGTCATCCTCGTACGTCAGGACCGATCCTTCTTCATCGGTAAGCAGGAAACCATCCTCTGTCTTGATAGCTTCATCCCATACGTCTAGTGATAGTTTGGTCTGCAGAGAATCAATCTCGGGGATTCCGGTCGACATCAGTTCACCGGAATATTCGAACAGCTCACACTGCAGGTCATACATCGGGAGTGTGCCGAGCTGATAGAAGAAAGGCTTATCGTCGACGTACTTGATCTGAAAAGATTTCTTGTTCAAGGGGAAGTAGACAAGATCACCTTCTGAAGGTCTAGTTAAGTCTGGTTCAAATCGCGTCACTTCATTCTCAAACGAACGAAGTGCCATCGTTATGGTGATGCGATCCCTGATTTCTAGACCATGAAATGATAGGAAGTTGGTGTCGCCGTTGAAACCTTCGACTGATCTTAGATAGAACTCGATCGAATATGCTTTATCATACGTCGCCATATCAACGTCGCCGCCAAACATGCCGTGCAGGTTGATGCGGCGTGGCAGAAATTGCATCTCGGCGCCGTAGATTTTTATACTATCATACACGAGATCGTGCAGAATATTCTGCTCGTTTATCGCGCTGTCTGTGTTGAATAGAGTGTTGATTGCCAACGTATTAAACCATTGATTTTATTTAAATTATCCGATCATAGGACCGGGTAAACTATCAGCAGCTAGCGCCATCTCGGCTTCTAATCGTTGAATTTCTGCATCAGCCTCATCATAGATGATTTGACCGTTAAACTGGGTGCCACCAGGAAGAGTCATGCCAGAATACTTTTTAAGATTGGTTCCCCACTGTCTCTTGAGAAGTTGAACAGCGTATTTCTTAAGCCAACGATCTCCCCACATTTTCGGATACACATCCGGATCTATGACCTGATATGCCTCAACGACGATGTATTCGCCGGGATTTATCTTCGTGTTCCAGTTCATATCGATATGAAGTATGTTGGAGTTACGATTGTAACGAAGCGGCTGTTGGCCAATTAATAGTTGTTCAATGAATTGAAGCTGCGAGAAGGTCATGAAATATGGAATCATAGATGTTGAAGTGAATGTCCACATGTCATTTAGCGCAATCTGATAGCGCACATCAAACATAGATTGTCCATAGAGCATACTTGAGATTGGGAAGATGTTTACTGCACCGATAATGTTATCTGGCAGAGTTAGATACGAGTTATCAATGTCGGTCTGTTGAACTTGATATTTGTAGTAAACCTTCTCTGCCCCATCAAACGCATAGTCATTGTATAGTTGAAGCGCTTCGTCTATTCTATCATCAATTTGATCAGCATCTAGCTCGATGTTGACTGCGGGACGCCCAAGCTCACGCATGCATACGTCGATAAATTCTTTGCGTGTGGTTGGAACAGCCATTGATAGCCTTTCGCGGATGCTTAGTGACTATTTATCAGCTTTGAATAGCTTGAAACTTTTAGCCACTCGCATAAACTTACGGTAGAAGTTGCTGTTATCTCCCGGAATCTCGTTGATGCATGCGTCCAGCTGTTCATCTGTGCCTGGGCCGAAACCGGCCTGCATCGGCGTATTGACGAAGGGAATGACTTGCAATAGAGGATCACCGACCTTGATGTGAAGTTCACAGTCTCTCTTTGGAGCACACATGAAATTAATGACGTGAAACTTACCGTAATCTACTACGCCTGGCCAGACGTGTAGATCATCTAGGAAATTTGAGTGATACGTTGCTGGAATGACAAGCGCCGATACGTCATTACGTGAAAAGATCTTCCAGGGGCTTGGAAACTTTAAGGTGCCCAATGGTACGCCGTCTGGTTGAAACACACCATCAACAATATCAGTAGCCATAGGTTCTGGCTCACGAAAGCCGTGTGTTCCCCGTTCAAGTGAACCGATGAAACCTTTCACACCACCTTTATTAGCTTTGAT